CTCGACAGCATCAAGCTCGACCATGACGCCGCCCTTGGACATGGTGTTGAGGATATGTAGTATCTGGGAAAGCCACTTGTTGGCCCACATCTGCGGATCGCGCATGTAATGCAGCAGGCCGTGCCACAGCCCCTTGTTGTGATCGCGATATCCGGTGATGCACTGATATGAGAATGTGCTCGCACCAACGTCGGCATCATCAAGGATTTCTGAGCCGATCCAATACTGTCGATATATGGCGCGCTCCTGCTTGACGCCATTGAACGGCATGTCAAGCTCCTGCATGCGCTCCTGAAGCGTCTCGTATTCCTCGTCTGACAGCCACACCTCCTTGCCCGTCATGGGGTCAGCGATGCGCCATTTCTCCTCGTACTCCTTGATCTGGAGATGCAGAAGCGTCACCTCGGCATCCGGGTCAACGCTGTCAACCTCGCCTTCCTCGGTGTACTTGCGCAGCTTGACCTCGATCTCCGTCTCCGGAACTCCATCTATCTGCGCCCATGAAGCATTCAGCTTTGCTGGGTCGACATCCGGGAAAAGGCGCATCGCCTCAGCCAGCGGCATCTTGCGGGCCCGCCATACACGCGTCGCATCACCCAGGCATTTGCCGCGTGCATGAGCATCCCAGTACATCTCCAGCGGATCGAGATGAACCATTTCCGGAACGCCATCAGGATCGTCGTCATAGTTGATCGTGGTCCACGTCCAGCCCATGCCGCAGACAAGCGTATCGTAGAAGGCGTCAGATTCGGCCGTGCTCGCATCAGATTTCTGCCGGAACCAGTTTGCGAACTCGGACAGCACCTCGTCAGGGCGCGCATCGCCTTCCTCGACGGGAAAATATCGAATGTCCTCGCGGTTCCTGATTTCAGAACCGGCAACGGAGTTGATGATCACAGCCGTTCGGTTGAAAGTGATGACTGGTCGGTTCTTGCTTTCCAGGTAGTTCCTGTCCGCATCAGACCATTGGCCGCGGCCAGTAACAAACTCGAAGTCTTCGTATGCCTGCCGTCTCCATTCCGCAGAATGTTCGCGGTCGATTTCAAACATCTTGCGGATTTCAGAAAATTCCAACATTTCAGGCGCTCCATGGGCTGGGAGGTTCTTCTTCGATCTCCGTCATGCGATCGAACGCCTTTGAGTATACATCCTTTTTCGATTTCGGTAAAAGCGTGCTTCCAGAAGATGCTCTTCCTTCTATTACAACAACGCCGGTCCGCAATGCATCAGCTGCATGAGAAGTCCAGTCGTGCTTCGGTTTTGGAGAGAACATCTTCTTCTTGTCGTCCCATTCCCTCTGATACAGGGAAAGCGCCTCCAGCCCCTTGTCACATGATTCGACATCGAACCAGAAGCGATGGAAGTTGCGCCTGACAACATTGATCGCATCCCATAGGCCCATTTTCGGAGCTGTTGTAACCGGCACGCCAAGGTCCCACAGAATCGTACGGCGCGATTTCCCGGAAGAAATGTCATGCACTTCTACGTCATGCGGGAATATCATGGCGTTCTGATCGTACTTGTATCCAAGGCGGCTTTGCCGATCTCGCAGAATTTCCACGTAGTGATCGAGAGGTGCGTTGCTGGCGGCATAATAGTCTATGAACCTGATCTGGTCGCCGACCTGCTGGAAGAACCATATTGCCGTGTCGTCAGACCAGCCAAGGTCCCACATAGTGCCAACAGGGCGATAAGGATCGAAAGCAAGTCTTGTGATCCGGCCTTCATCGCGCGCTCGTGAAACCTCTGCTCCGTAGATCGCGCCGATAACGGCTGCCTCGAACGATACGTACCACTCCTGAAGAAAAAAGGCCTCTCCAGCTTCCTTTCCATACTCCTTGATATACTCCTCGCGTTCCAGTTTCAGCTGCTCGGACGTCAGAATCCCCGTATCCTCGACGGTCAGTGTCTGCGCAAACCATCCCGGTGAAGAGATGGCATTCTGATATGTCGTAAGGCCGTGGTTGGGTCCGCGTGGCGTGTAGATGAACATGGACCAGCCATCGTTCTCGGCGAGAATCGGGCGCATATAGGCCCATGCTTCAGGATCGGCAAGCGACCATTCCGAGAAGACGATTCCTGCCGGCGCGGAGCCGACAAGGCGATCATAGTTGTCGGAGCCGATCACCTGCCACGACGATCCATTCTTGAATCGTATCATCATCTCGTCGTTGCGCGTCAGCTCGCGCAATTCATGGGGAAATGCCTCGTCGATGCGCCTTTTCCCGGTATGCGGGTTTACGGCGTCCCAGATGGCCTTTCTGGCTTGCTCCGCCTTTGGAAGCATGTGCCAGTAGTTGCCGACGCGCTTGTGGGCCATGACGGCGGTGGCATGCAACGCCATGTCGTCCTTGCCGGCGCGGCGGTGCCATACGAGGCAAATGCGCTTTATGCCGTCTTCGACAAGCGCCCTCCATGCGGGAAGCTGGTACTCACGTGGCATCCAGCCGTTTGCAGGAAGCTCAATCGTCTGTTTCGGCATCAACCTCGCCTTCAATGAGCTTCGATTTTTCGGCAAATACAGGCTGCCGGATTGTCGATCCAGGAACTTCCTTCACCTCGACATCGCCAATCGGCTTGATGACGACCTGAATGGGACCTGAATTCCGCTCTTCCTTGCCGAATTTCTCGGGTCGCTTGGCCTTGAGCATAACCTCAAGTATGCGGTCTGACTCGAATGCTCGCTGGAATGCGTATTCCTCAAGCAGGTCCGTCGCCTCGGCCTCCGCATACGTATACTTTTCGGCGAATTCTGGATCGTTTTCAAGCCAACGGCGAATGACGCCATACGAAACGCGTGCATGGTTTGCCGCGGTCTTGTCCGTATAGCCGCGCCTGATCACTTCCAGCACCTTGCGCTGTCTCATGCGCGTTTCACGCTTGGAAAACCCGCGCATGTTGTGCACGGTCATCTTCTTGCCGCGCTTCATGCGGGTGACTTCATCCAGAGAAGGTCGCGCGAATGCTTCCTGAAGCTCGTTTTTATCAGTCATAACTTGTATATTGACACGTGATGCAACAAATGACAATATGTGCATGTCCTTTCCTCATGAACGGACATGTTTCCCTCCCGAATGGCGCTTTGACATCCCCTCTTGGAGCGCCAAACTTGCCCCGGTTTCACAGCCGGGGCTTTTTTTGTTGACAACACAGTCAATGCGTTGCATTATTGGTCAACACCCCAACAAAAGAGGATCTGATGAAGCTTGGAGAATGGCTCAAGAGAGAAAACATCAGTCAGCGTGAGTTCGCAAGGCGTCTTGGCGTTCATTATTCGGTCATATGCCGGTATGTCGCCGGCAAGCAGTTTCCATCCGCGCGGATGGTTTCAAGGATCAAGGAAGAGACTGGAGGCGCCGTTGGCTTCGACGACTTCTATGGAGAAGGGCAACACTGAATGCTGACGTACAAGGACAGGTCGTTCTGCAACATGCTCGAATGCAACGATGATGGCTGCGACAGGAAGTTGACAGAGGAAGATATCGACAAGGCCAAGCAGCTTGGACTGATGATCGCGTTCTCGGAATTCTGGAGACATTGCATCACGTATGAGCAGGCAAGAAAGGGAATGGAATGACAGCAGTTGAAATATATGGAATGGTGGTTCTTGCCGCAGCATTTGCCACAGCCATTACCTTGATCGTTTTCCTTATCAAGGATTCATCAAGCTGGCTTTCAATCGAAGATGAGCATGCCAAGGATGTTCTGTACAAGAATTTATACAGCAACATCATTTGGGAATCGAAGAATGTTGCGAAGCTGCATGAGGCTCGCGACGAGTGCTACAGGCTGAAATGCAAGCTTGAGAACGACGCGTTGAAATTCGAGCACATTTCAGAGTCGCTGAAGGATGTACTGAACAATCACAAGTGCAGCAAGGCAATGAAAGATGAAATCAACGCGTTAATCCGTCAGATCGATGGATTTGTGAATGAAGTGCAACATCATGAAAAAGGAGGAAAATGATGAGCTGGTTTCACATTTGGTTGATGCTTGGAGCTGTTGGTGCCGTTATCGGATTCATCGCCAAGCATATCGGCGGCAAGACGCTTTCTGCCGTGATGCGGGAGGAGCTTCAGAAGGCAAAACAAAAAGGAGTGGAGGCAAAAGTTGCCACATCGGCTTACATGGTCGTTGGTCTTGTCATAGGGATTGTCGTTTCAGTCATGCTTGGACCGATTTCCCTGCTTCTGGCTGCGTATGAGTTGTTCAGGGCGATGAGCAAGAAAGCCTAACGGGAAATGTACAAAGGAAAGATAGATGACATGGATTCATGTATGGCTTCTGTGTGGTGCGGTAGGAACCGTAATGCATTTCATCGCATGGTACATGGATGAAAGCAGCGAAGGAATGAAGGCTACATTCGATGAAGAATGCAGAACATCAGGCGGTGTTGAGTTCATCGTAATATACGTGGCGCTCAGCATCGTGTTCAGAACGATTATCGGGCCGATATCAATATTGATCAGCGCGCCTGCGCTTATCAAAACAGCGATGAAAAGAAGGAAAAAATGAACAAGCTTCTGATAGATGCAACCGAAGGTGGGTTCAATCTCGTTGTCACTGATGGAGATTCCGAGATGCCCATCAGCGCTATCGACGAAAGGCGTGCAGCCATGCTCATGAGTGCTGGCGTCAAGCTGAAGCAGTCAGAGCTTGCCGGCGAATTCCTGGCTCGGTTCCTGGATGGAGAATGAGGCATGTCTGGAAAATATTTCAAGGAAAACGTGAAGTACTATGTCGGGCGTTTTGTGTTCGGGCGTGATGACCCTCCTGGGTGGTTTGTAAAGCTGCTGAAAGAAAGATATCTCATCGTGATTGTCGAAAACGCTCATGAGGCAGCAGAAAGCGGCTGGGAAAAAGCAAATATGGAGTTATCCGTATATGAACTTGATCCAACAATATGTGAGGACTTGTATTGGGTTGGGGGTATTCCTAACGACATGGGCAAGCTCAAGAAGGTTGCCCATGTCGGGGGCGTGATAGAAAGATATTTCTTTTATCATGAAGATGGAACGGAGCCGGTAATCGAAAGGTTTGACGTTGACGCATTCCGCCTTGGCCATGAAGACATTCCAGATTGGTTCAAGTCACATATAGGTGCTCGCAACTTGCTTGTAATGGAAAAATTCGACGAAAAAAGCGGAGATATTATCATCGAAGGCATTAAGAATGATGTTGGGGAAATTGTCGCCAGAAAAGGAGATTGGGTAATCAGAAATAGCAAAAGCACGCTCAGAAATAGCGTCTCGTACATGACCGACGAAAAGTTCAGATCAGAGTTCAAAAAATGCGAGGAATGAAACATGCCAGGCAATGAAATGGAAATCTATATTCGCATCACTCGTGGAAAGCGCGACATTGAAAGCGCGAGCTGTAAGTGCAGCGACATTGAAAGCGCGCATTCGTTCATCGAAAGAGCGGTGATAAATTATTGCCCGCCAGAAGAGATCATGGCGCAGGTGAACATCCGTATATCTCAAGCCATGAGAATGAAGGCATACGATGGTGACAGGGAAAGAACCATCAAAGAGGCAAAGCTGGCGATCGATGACATCGTGAAAGCGGCAATCAGAAAGATGAAAATGAAACTGGAGGATTGAAAATGGGAGCGGACATCAAGTGCGAGAAGTGCCCGGAGTGTGGTGACCTCATGGAGTACGACGAGTATGCATATGAGAAAGCGAAAAGATACGGTTTCGTCTGCGATACGTGCAGGCGTGAGGAAATGGAAAGGCAGATGGAGCACTGAAAATCGCCGCAGACGCAATGGATGCTCTTGAGAAGTTCGCAAGAGAGCTCAACAAGTAGTCATGCATGAGGAAAACAGGATGGAAGACAAATACGTGATCACAGTCTCTTTCTTGGATATTCCAGATAAGTTCGTTCTTTGCGAAAGCAGAGAAGAGACGCAGCTTGTCAATGTGAAAGAGAAGAAGAAAATTGCAGACCGCGCAATCAACTACAACAGAAGCGAGGCGATTATAAAAACTGGAACCGTAAGGCTTGTTCTTGAGAATATCGGCCTGCCTTTGACCGTAGACGAGGTTGATGCAGTCAAATTGTCAGACATCGTAAAAACTGAAGGAGGGGAGAAATGAACGACGCCGTGAAAATCCTGCTCAACGCAAGAATGGCAAATGACAGCAGCAGGCCAACATACAAACACATCACAAAAACACGTTAAAAAAACCCGGGAAACGTTAACACGTCAGGCACAACACCAGGCAGCGCAAAAAAGGAGAGAAAAATGAGCAACGAGCAAAAAATCGTAAGCAAATACCTCGCAAACAAAATCAGAGAGAAAACCAAAAAAATCAGAAAACTCAGAAAGGAAATCAAGGCCTTCGAAAAAGCCGTGGGCATGAAAGGATACCCTCATGTGACCTTAAATGAATGGAAAAAACATGCCGAAAAAATGTGCGACGTAGAAGAAGAAAAAAAAATCATTGATTTCATAACTACCCTCATCGATGAACTCCAAGAAGCGCAAACCGAAGATAAAGAGTGACCAGAATGGAGGATAAATCATGATGCAGGAGCTAATGTGGATATGGGCGGCTTTCGGAGCTTTTGGAGCCATAATCGCGATTGTCGCAGTAAGTGACAATGAGGATAAAACAGCTCTTGAACTCATTCGTAATGAATTTCGAAAAGCAAGGGGAATTTACGCAAAGGCAGTCGCGCTTTCCGTTGTCGCTCTTGGAATGGCGCTTTGGTTGACAGTCTCAATCATGCTTGGACCGATTCTGACATTCATTGTCATTCTTACACTGCATCTCGATCTCAGATCGAGGAGGTATCGTTGAAGTTACCTCAACACGCCAGATGTGATGGAGGGAGGTCGAGGGAAATGGAATTCGGGGAGAAAGAAGATTTGGACGAGAGGTGATGGGAATTGAACGAGCGAAGATTTTGGGAGAGAGAGTATGGGGGGGGATTTTGAGCGAGCGAAGATTTTATGGGTCCCGTCCACGACCCGACGCACCGCTCCTCCCGCCTCTTCGCCACCCCCTCCCCCTCCCTGGGGCCCCACCTGGGGGGGGTATTTTTTTGAGCGTTAATAAAGAGGTAAGGTATGGATGTTATGTCTGTGAGAGCGGCTGCAGGGGCCGTCATTTCGGACATGATATGGAGGACATGGATATGAGCGACAATGCGCGAGACTGGCTGATAGGGCTTGGCATGGCTGCTGTGCTGATCCTGCTGGTTGGCTTTATTGATGCGATTGCGGATTGGCTTCTGTGATGTGCGACAATTCGTCAGATTGTCCGCCAGAGCCTGATGTGCAATCGTAATCACACAACAAGCAGAAAGGAGGTGATGTAAGCCAATCACAGTTTCTCCCGCTGATTTATCCGCTCACACACATTATATATAGACTGCCCCGTCACTCCGTCGGGGCTTTCTTTTTGCCTGCTCACACCTCACACACATTATATATATAGGCAGTGTGCAGCTAGTCATTCGCCGCCAGATCACGCGCCAGCACTCATTATATATATAGGCCGCGTAGGCGAGCGCATAGCTCATCGAGCAGCTGGCACAGACATATAGCCAAAACACCATATCGCCGTCCTGCGCCAGATAACCATTCTGCGCGAAAAGTGCACCTGGACAGCACTTCAGCGACACCTGGCGCTCACACCATCCATAAAACACCGCGCAAAACGTGCATCATCACCATCATTTTCCATTGCAGGTAGTCAACTCAACCACTGGTTGGTTAAAACCCCCTGAAATCGGCTATCTCCAGGAATGCAGCTAAACCTATGCGTGCTGGATTTTGGTGTGCTTTCGGGCTTGAGAGGGCTAGATTTGTGTGTTTTCCGCCTATTTTCGCTTGTATCCGCCTCATATGCTCTCCTTTCATAGGAACTATCCCTATCTATGTTCTTTATATATGTGCGATTGTTTATAGAGAGTTATGTGTATGAGTGTGATTGCCGGTGGTATGTGGTGTGTTTAGGTGGTTTCAAGTGCGGTTATGGCTGCATGGCTGTGAAATGCACCGTTAAGTGCAGTTTGCTGGGGCTGTAATGGTGTGTGAGTGTATATGAGATGCTGTTTTGGTGCAGGGTAGCGGAAATTTTGAGATTGCTCTCTATGGGCTTTAGAATGGCTTTGGAAGGGATATGGTGTTTTGCGGCAGATTTCAATGCTCTTTCCTGCGATTTGTATTCGCGGTTGCGATCTGAAATGGATTGGTGCTCGATGCCTGCAGCCTGATGAATTCTATGCCACCTGCTTTCATTTGCCATCGAAGCGCTCCTGAAGCTGTATCCATGTATCTGCATCGAGATGACCAAGAGCAGATAGCTGCGTGGCTATGCGACGAGTAATGCGCTGACGACCAGCCAGCAGATCGGAAACGACGGATGATGCAAGACCGGTCATGCGCGAGATATCGCCGAGGCCGGCGCTGTTCGCCAACAGCCATTCCGCCAGTATCTCGCCAGGCGAAACGCGCCAAGCCGGCCTGAATCCATTTTCCTTCATGCAGGCATGATATCGCGTTTTTCATTGAAAATCAATAACTTGGCAGTTATCCACACGCCCGTGACGAGTAAGCGCTAACATCTGCGACAATCTGTCAATTGACCAAGCACGCAACATCAATCATTCTTCCATCAGGATTACATCGATAGGAGGAAAAAATGACATACATCGTGCGCATCGGAGATGTATCATTCATCATGGATGCAAATTGGGCGGAGGCCGCCGACCAGGTACTGGTCGATAGCGCGCCAACCGGCCGCCAAGTCGCCAGCTTCCGTCACTCGGCGCACCGCGCCGCCGAGGACCTCTTCGAGGCCGAACTCGAGGAACTCCGCGAGTGGGGCGATGACCCCGACGCGGAGGCCGTCCTCGTTCCGGCCGTCTCTCTGGAGACCGCCGAGCAACGTCTCCGCCCCATTGAGAGGCGCCTCCGTCGGGCGGCGGCCGAGCGCTGGG